TGATGATGCAACTGATCCTCTGTCTTTTCTAGTTCTATAAAATCCATCAACCAAATTTTTTGTTATTCCACATGTTCTACATTTTCTATCTTGTAGTAGTAAATGTCCAAGTTTAATTTGTCCATCAAGATCCATTAGCGATATTCCCACATAAATGATCTATCTCCATATTCATCTGCTCTGAACCAGGTGTCTCCTTCAGCATCAACAAAAGTATCATCACTTAATCCGTCATTTAAGAATCCAAACGGAGCCATATCTTGTTCGATTTGATTCTTTTGCTCTTCATATAGTCTCTTTCTTACATCTTGGTCAGTCAACTCTTTAAAGTAGTCCATCTGGACCAACCAGGCATAGATGACCAGACACATTGCCAAGTCATCATTACAACCTTCTTCTGCCTCAAATGAATTATGCTTTGAGATAAAGGTTGTCAACTCTGAAATGATTTCATAATCATTAAAGATTAACTTATCTTCTTCAATCAAAGTCTTGAGATTGAGAGATCCGACTTTCTTTACAGTCTTGGACATCTTGACGCCTAACTGTGTCTTCTTACCAGAGAAACCTTGACCGACGATCTGTCCTGCTCTACCTCGCATGGAGCACATCAGTAGATTTTGATATTCTAGATCATATTGAAGGATACTTGCAACCTGATCCCCAATATCATTTACCTCGCATAGAATATATGCACTGTTGTAGTTCTTTGCTATTTCATAAATTATATTTGGGAACAACATCGGTTTGATATCGTTGTTCCTGTACTTGGCAACAATCCTATGTGGGAATTCTGTAATGTCTACGCAAACAAATGCAGAGTAGTCTTCTCCAACTCCCCTTGCTACGTCAACCGTCATTACATAGTCATGCTTTTCTTTTGGTGGTTCATAGACATCCAGTCCAGCATTTCTCTGAATTGGATTATCATAGATAAGAGTTCTTAGTTTACTGGGAGCAATAAGAGTATCGACTGATCCTAAGAATTCGCATTCAAACTCAACTTTGAACTGCGATTCTGAAGTATTAGCAATTGTGGTTTCTTTCCACTTAGCATCTCTACCAGGAACTTCTGACCAGTGAACATCAGTTGGTACATATTCATTTTTTCCCTTCTCCGCATCATGCCACATACGGTAGAAATGATTCATACCATGTGGCGTGGATACGATAATTACTTTGGTGTTTTTACCAGAAGTAATAGTAGGATAAACAGATGTTGAACGACATACCTCGGACAGCACTTGCAGACGTAGAAGCTGCCAATATCTTACTGCCATTTTCTAACTCCAGAGATCCTTTGTTCCATGCAATGATACCCTGTTGCATCCACTTGGGTAGGTTTTCGTATGCAGTCTGTAACCTTCCAAGGAGTTCCCTTGCGGTTGCTGCTTTGTTTGCCAGAATACCAATGTTTACGCTGTCATTAAACACAGCATAATGCAAAAGGTAGGATACTACTGTAGTCGATTTACCAGTCTGACGTGGCATCTTACAGATATTAAATCTGTTGTCATGGAAATTATTAATTAATTTCTCTTGAAAGTGATATGGATGAAACTGCGTAAGACCCTCATCAAGAGAAACAATCTTGATATAATTGTTGGCAAAATAAACAGGGTCTTCTTTACATTTCATAAACT